CGCGCTCGTGCGCGCCGAACTGAGCGCCACCGCCGCCGGACTCCTCGGACTCCGCCAGGGGGACTCGTTCTCCGGCGACAACACCGTGGGCATGGCGCTCATCCGCAACGCCCAGTCCTTCGGGCTCAAGGGCGCACCGGGGCAGCGTCAGACCATGGCGCAGTTCAAGCGCTCCCGTGGCGACGCACTGACCGTGGACACGCTGGACGGCCCCGAGACGCAGCGCATCCTCCGCGACGCCCGCCGGGAGCACCACCTGCCCGGTGGCAACCTGGCCAAGGCGTGGCAGAAGAGCATCGACCAGGGTGGCTCTCTCACGGCGGCGGCCGGCTGGTGCGCCCCGTCCGAGAACGACTACGACTTGTGCCGGAACTGGTCCTCCCCGGTCGGCATCCTCGATGCCCCCACGGTCACGGTCACCCGAGGCGGCATCAACTACACCGACGAGCCGACGTTCCCGGAGATCTACGCCAACGCGATCGCGGTTGGCGGCGGGTCGAACTTCCTCACCGAGGCTCAGGTCATCGCGGACACGCCCAAGACGTGTTCCGAGATTCCCTGCCCGACCTTCGAGAACAGGCGCCTTGACGTTCTCGCGCTCTGCATCCGCGTGTCCTTCCTCCAGGCCGCGGGCTACCCGGAAGTCGTGGACGCGTGGGACGACGGACTTCGCGCCGCCCACGAAGCGGAGATGAACCGCATCATCCTCGCGGACATCATCGCCCGCGCCGGAGCAGCGACCACGGTTACCCCGGTCGACGCCGACGGGGACAGCTTCACGAGCGCCCTCCTGTCCGCCGTGGGTCTGGCGGCCGAGGACACCCGGTACCGATTCCACATGGGCTGGAACGACACGGTGGAGGTCATCCTTCCGCACTGGGTGATCCCGCAGATCCGGGCCGACCTCTCCCGCCGCACCGGCGACACAGGTCAGCTCCTGTCCGTCACCGACTCGTTCATCGCCTCGCTCTTCACCCAGATGAACGTGCGTCCGCAGTTCGTCCGCGGATGGCAGGACGGTCTCATCACCGGCGGCGCGCTCGTGGGCACCCTGCCCGGTGGCGACGCTGCCACGCCGTTCCTCGCGGCGCTGCCCACCACGGTCAGCTTCCTGACGTGGCCGGCGGGCTCCGTGGCGGTCGCCCGTCAGGACGTGGTCACCCTGACCAACGTCTACGACGCGGCCTCCCTCGCGGTGAACGAGTTCACCAGCCTGTTCGCCGAGGAAGGCTTCGCCCCGATCTACCCGTGCCCCGGCCAGCGGCTCTACACCGTGACCGGATGCCCGGGTGGTATCACCGGTGCGCACCAGATCAACTGCACCGACGAAGCGTGATCCCTCCCAGACTGACCGGGGGCGCCTTCACTGTCGTCCCGGCGCCCCCGGTCGCTACACCCGAAAGGAGGGATGACGCATGGCAGTGCCGATGATCGGCAACCGTGAGCTGGTGGCCGCACCGGCCATGGGGCAGCGCCGCTACGGCCTGTTCGACGCAGCCACGATGCAGCCCATGTCCAACCGCATCGTGGCGTCCGGACTCCAGTTCCTCGTGGATCACTGCGAGCCTGGCGACGTCTACGAGCAGACGTGCGCCGCGTCTCCGACGAAGCCCGTCACCGAGGGCTCGGACCTGATGGGGGCCGACCCCTTCTGGGTGATCGCCCGCAAGCGCTGCGGAACCGTGGGGCGCACCGCAGCCGAGATGCGCACCGCTGTACAGGAGCAACTTGACGCCCACGCTCAGACGATCGTGGAAAACGTCGTCTGGAACGGCAACGGGCTGGGCACCATCGACCCCACGTTGGCCACGTCCGGCGCCACCACCGTCACTCCGGACGCCCCCGGCGCCGGTGCGGCGGTCGCAGCGCTGGAGGCGGCGTTCTATGCCGCATCGGGCTTCCGTGGCGTGATCCACGTCAACACCGCCGCCTACGCCGCAGCCGCGTACAGCAATCTGGTACTCCACGATCTGCCCGGCACGAGCAACAGGCTCAACACCCCGATCGGCACCACGTGGTCCTTCGGGGCCGGGTACCCGATCACCGGTCCGGACGAGACGCCCCCCGCAGCGGGGTTCGTGTGGGCGTTCATCACGAGCCCCGTGACGATCTGGTCCACGGACGTCCCCCAGCCCGACCCGGGGCAGACGCTGGATCGTACTCTGAACCAATGGGACGTCGTGGCAGAGCGCGTGTACGCGGCCACGTGGGACTGCCCGCAGACGTTCGCCGTACAGATCCCCGTGGCGGCCCCGGCCGTCGCTACCGCACCGGAGGTGCCCGCACCGTGAGCGACCGATACGACGACTGGATCAACGTGGTGCCGGCGCCCGGCGAGCACAAGCAAGCCGCGGCCGATCTGCTGGAGATTGCCGACTCCGTGCACGACGTGCGCACCGTCGGCAACGGAACCGAGTTCCTGGTGGCACCGTACGTCGGTGAGGCGTACAACGGCACCAGCAAGCGCGCCCCTCGCAAGCGGCGCGCCCCGGCGAAAAAGACCGACGCGGCCCCGGCCGAAAACGAGACGGAGGACTAGGCCATGCCCACTGTGTGTGGACCTCTTGCCCGGGGCCGAGTCATGCGACTCACCCGGCTGGACGAGTGCGGCGCGATCGTGGAGGGACTTACGTCCACCCTGGTCACGGACGCTTTCGTTCAGGTGACCGACACCCCGGTCTACCAGGACCCGGAGGACATTCAGCAGACGAACGCCAACGGTGACCTGTGCGTGGACGACCAGTCCGATCCGGCGCTCCGGTGGCTGGACCTCAACCTCCAGTTCTGCCGAGTGGACCCGGACGCGATCAACATCGTTACGGGTGACCCGCTCGTGGTGGACGACGCGGTCGCTCCGAACACCGTGGGCTACCGGCTGGACGCGCTCCTGACGGGCACGGCCAACTTCGCGCTGGAAATCTGGGCCGGCGTGCCCGGACAGGCGTGCACGGCCGGGGGCTTCCCGGTCTACGGGTACTTCCTGTACCCGTGGGTGAAGCAGGCCCGGTGGGACGAGTCGGTACCGGCCGCCAACGCAGCCCACACGTTCGCCTTTACGGCCCGTACGCAGGCTGGCAGCGCCTGGGGTGTCGGCCCGTACGACATTCGCCGCGACGCGGCGATCCCGGCCACGCTGGAGCCGCTCCTGACCCCCATCGGCGCCAATCAGCACAAGCACTTCGAGTTCTCCAGCGCTCCTCTGCCCACCGCCGCGTGTGGTGCGGTCGAACTGGCGATCCCGTAGTCTGATCACCGACAAACCCCGCCCCGTCCACCGTCCGGGGCGGGGTTTGTCTGCGTATCCTGAGCGTGGGGCGGCCCGACCACGGGGAGAACCCATGCCTGTCCACTGCGTGTGGATGACCACTGCGACCGCGGCGGCATCATCGACCGTTGCCGAATCCTTCTTTCTCGCAGCCCGATTCCAGGGCGGGACCACGTATTACCGGGAGTGCGAGGGAGCCATCCTGATCAACGCCACCCTGGCGAACGCCATCTCGGCTGCTCAGGGAGGGGACCCGGTGGCCTGACCTAGACTGGTCCCGGGAGGACACATGGCCACGTGCAACTGGACGATCGATACGGGGTGCTGCACCCCGGAATGGGGCGCACTCACCCCGGACCAGCAGGACATGGCAGAGGCGTACGCCATCGGTCTGCTGGACAAGCTGACGGGGTTCCGCTTCGGCCAGTGCCCCGTCGTGCTGCGCCCTTGCCAGTCGAAGTGCGGCTGGTTCACGGGCTACCGCACGTGGCCTGTCGGGCAACCGGGCACGACCGGAGCCGGCGCGCCGTGGATGATCCCCTACGTCGACAATGGCGTGTGGCGCAACTGCGGATGCACCGGCGGTTGCACGTGCCGGGCCCGGTGCGAGCTCGCTCTAGGGCTTCCCGTCGCCACCATCGAGTCGGTCACCATCGATGGGGCTCTACTCGATCCCTCCGCCTACCGACTCGACTCGGTACAGGGTCGGGGGCCCGTGCTCGTGCGCACTGACGGGGAGTGCTGGCCCGAGTGTCAGGACATGGAAGCGGGCCCGGCGGACGTGGGCTCGTTCGTCGTCACCCTGGTCCCCGGCGAGTCGCTGCCCCCGGAGGCCCCTGCGCTTGCCGGCAAGCTTGCGTGCGAATTCGCTCGGGCCTGCGTCGGCGGGGACTGCGCACTTCCGCAGGAGCTCCAGTCCCTCACGCGCAACGGCGTGGACGTTCAGGTGGTGGACCCGGCCGTGCTGCCGGAAGCCATCCTCACGGGCATCGCGGAAGTGGACAGGTGGGTGCGGGCCGTGAACCCCCAGGGGCTGCGCTCGCGCCCGCGGGTGTTCTCCCCTGACGTACGGCCCCACCGGGTGACGTCATGACGATCCTTCTGCCCATCGTTCAGACGCTCCGGGACTGCCTGGAAACGGCGCTCGCTGGCACCCCGTGGCCCCTCCCTTCGGAGCGCGTCCAACTGCGTCACGGAGAGCAGGGGATCGCGGACCGGGCGCGCTCCGAAGACGAGTGCTGCCCCGGCATCGCGTGGGTGCGCATCGCAGGCACCGACGTACTCCAGCTCAGGGGTACCGAGGCTCTCATGTACGGGTGCTTCAACCCCATGCGCACCACCACGGTGGAGCTGTCCGTCACACGGTGCATGCCGACCCCGGGCCCGGATGCGCTCGTTACGGCTGACCAATGGGCGGAAGTGAGCACCCGTGCCGACTCCGACCACGGGGCCATGGAAGCCGCCGTGTGTTGCTTCCTGGAGGACCCCCCACCGCAGTATCAGGACTGGGGCGTCATCCTGCGTCCGGGGGCCTACGTGCCCGTGGGCCCGGACGCGAACTGCATCGGAGGTACGCTCACCGTGCAGTTCGAGCACGATTGCCGTTGCGGATCGGGAGGGTGAGTCATGGCACGTCGCAAGGTGACGGAGGCGAAGCTGACGAAGATGGTGGGCGTCCGGGCGCTCCGGTCCTTCGACAACACCCGGGTAGGGGAGGAGTTCCAGACGCCCGCGAGCGACCGCGTTGACGGACTCGTGGCGGCGGGGTTCCTGGAGGTGATCTGGAGTGGCGAGAGTACGGCTGGACAGGGGCCAACTCAGCCGGGTGATTCAGGGGGAGAGCCGCAGGGTGCTCCGTCTGAGAGCGCCACAGGTGCTGAACCGGGCGAGGATTCTGGCCCCGGTGGACACGGGGAGGCTGCGGAGTAGCGGGGAGATCGTCTACTCGTCGTTCTTCGGGTTCCGACCCAAAGCCACGATCGTCTTCCGCGTCGACTACGCGGAAGCAGTGCACAACGGAACGCGTCCGCACATCATCCGGCCTCGGAACGCTCAGGCTCTGCGCTTCCGGATCAACGGCCGGATCGTCTACGCGAAGGTGGTCATGCACCCGGGCACCCGGGGCAAACCGTTCCTCGACAGGGCGGTCCGGGAGGTCATGGGCGCCCTGCCTGGGTGGAATGTCGTGGCGAACGTAGACTAGGCCCATGGACGACAACTTGTACCCCCGCGTGTTCCAGATGGGCGGCCGGGACATCCGCTTCCGCCCCCTCACCACCGACCAGATTGCCGCGATCCAGTTCATGCGCACGGGCGAGCGCTCGCTGCCCATGAAGGTGATCGGCGAAGTGCTCCAGTCCGCACTCGGTGAGGAAGGCTGGTCCGAACTCATCACCGCCATGGCGGCCGGGAAGATCCAGCTCAAGTTCCTCACGGGCGTGCTCACTGAGATCGTGAAGCGGTCCGCGGAGAAGGAGACTCCCGAGCCGGAGCACGCGGAGGGATGAGCCGGCCGCTCCTGTCCCGGGAGCCCGAACGCGTCATGGTCGCCGGAACCGAGCTGACCGTACCGTGGCGCACCGCCCGGGAATGGATCGTCGCCCTCAGTTCCTCCGGCCATGGCGCCATCCTCCGTCTCGCGGAGAACCCTGACGCGGTCGTGGTGGATCTGGCGGCCGGCCGCATCACGATCGTTCCCGTGCGCGACGCCACGAGGGAACTGCTTGGGCGCCTGACCGGGCGCCGGTGGTTCATCGCGGAGAAA